GCTGAGGATGATCGACTGCCCTGGCGCAAGCTGGCCGACCTCGGGAGGACCGAACGGGTTCACCTGAAGCGACGGGATCGAGTAGTCCTTGATCGTGGCATACCGGACGTTCGTCTCCTGCGGGCCCTGAGCCTCGATCCAGACTGGCTCGGTCGACCATGGCGAGAGCCAGTAGTCCCGGGCCTTCTCCAGGAGGCGGATCAGGTCCTGGAGCTGCTCGTAGACATAGTCCTCGCAGCTCACCACGGAGAGCGTGAAGGCGTCCGTCAGGTCATCGTATTGGGCTTGCACGAGGGCCGAGCCGGGGGCGAAGAGAGGTGTCCGGCTCGTCCCGCCGTCTCGAAGGCCCATGACGGTCGGGCTCCAGTTCTCGAGCTTGAACCCGCCGCTGTTCGCCAGGAGGCTGATCTCTGTTGTTCCGTCCGTAACCACGAGGCGCGAGACTGGCATGCCCTACCTCCGAATCTCGTCGCGTATCTGCTGCTGGACGAAGGCGCCAAAGGTAGCCAGGTCCATTCCGTTGCTGATGGTCGTGCCATTGAAGTTGAGACTGATGCTCGTCGAGCTAGCCGCCGAGGCCGCTAAGGGAGACGGAGCGCCATAGGCTGGGACCCAAGATGCTGCAGGAGCCGCAGGTCCGGCCGCCGCCGGAGCACTGAGAAGGTTTGCATTCCTAGCCGCCACGAGCTGGGCCAGAACCGTTGTCTAAGAGAGTCGAGCGAGAGGTTCAGCGCATCGACGGACAGCTTGATGAGATCGAATGGCCGAGGACCAGCGGTGGCCAGCTCGCCCAGAGTGGCAATGATCGAGTTCAGATAGGACAGCACGCGAGGCAGCGGCTTGGACTCTGGACTCTCCCCCACTCCAGGGACGATGGTTGTGATGTCGTTATACATGTTCCAGAAGGCCGAGGACCATAGCCCCTGGAGATCGACCACGCTCGTGCCAGTCTCGTTGATCGAGGATGCGATAGTGGCAGCGGCATCTCTCACGGGGCCAATGGCCTCTGCCATCGCTGACATGAGCTTGTTCCAGTAGAGCCCGCCCCCAGTGCCCGGCCCTACGATGAAGCTGTCGATATCCTTGAGCATGTCTTCAAAGGCAGTTCTGATACCGACGATGCCAGGCGCCCCACTGGAGGCCCTACCAGAGATCACCCAGACGGTCTTGACGGCCATCTCCGTCAGCATCGCGTCCCACTTTGCCTTACCTTCGTTCTGGTACCAGTTCCACATGGCGAGGATCGCCTGCGAAAAGGCATCGGCCCAGCCGGAGACGCCATCGGGCAGCCCCTCGAGCCCTCCGGTGTATATCCCGGCCAGCCAGTTGTACATGCTTCGGGCGCTCTGGAACATGGTCTGCGCATAGTCCTCGATCTGACGCATGGCGGCCGCTGCCTGGGACATTGGCTGCTCCCAGCTGATCATCATCTCGGTCAGGTTGACTAACCAGGCATCGATGGAGACGAAAGCCTGGTGCAGCGTGTCCACGTTGCGGAAGAACTCGAGGATGGTGCTCATCTCGCTCGCGAAGGCCCTGGCCAGGTAGACCATCGCATCGAGGAAGCTCTCCATGTCGTCGCGCCAGCCTCTCACGGCCCTGGGCAGTTTAGCGACGCTCTTGTAGTCGACGATCTCCACCAAGGCATCGATCGATGGCTGGACCAGGCCCACCAGCTTGAGCGCCGTGTCTGCGAACTTGTCTGCGGCCTTCAGCCCCTTGCTGTGCCACTCCTTGGCAAGGTCCACGACCTCCTCGAGGACGGTGTTCAGGTCCAGCCTGAGAGAATGCACCTTGGCCGGTAGCGTCCCGGCTGGCGCATACTTGACGATCGAGTTGATCGCCTCGATGCCAGGCTGGATGAGGCCGATCATCGCCTGGGCGTGCGTCGCGAACGTGGCGGCCCAGGTGACGCCGGTCTCCTTGAAGTCCTCGGCCATCAGGCGGATCTGCTCGACCACGATCGCAAGCTGCTCTCGGAACCTAACCATGATCGGCCCAAGTCCCGCCTGCGGGACGAAGTCCTTCAGCGCCGCGATGGCGTCAATGCCTGGCTTGATCACGCCGACCATTGAGGAGACATTGCTCGCCCACTCTGCAGCCGCGCCAAGGCCAGCATCCTTGTAGTAGGCGGCCAGCAAACGAATCTGGTTCACGATCGGCGCCAAGTTGCCCATGAGGACCTGCATCTGAGCAAGCAGGCCAGAGGCTGGCTTGTACTCTACCAGGGCGGCGATCGCGTCGATGGCTGGCTTGATGACGCCGACCATGCTGCTCACGTAGCCGGCCCATTCCACCGCCCATCCGAGCCCAGCGCCCTTGTAGTAGGACGCCAGAAGCCGAATCTGGTTCACGACTACGGCAAGCTGGCCTGCGAACGTCTGCATGCGAGCGCGCAGGCCCTGCAGCGGAGCATAGTCGGCAATTGCCGCGAGGGCGTCCACCGCTGGGCGGACGAACCCGACCAGCCGCGTTACTGCTTCACCAAAGGCCGCGGCCGCCTGTACACCCTCCAATTCGAACCGTCCGGCCAGGAACACGAGCTCATCAATGAGGTCAAACATGTCCAAGGAGAACGACCCGATCCGGTCTAGCAGGAGCTTTGCCGTCTTATAGTCGCCAAGCGCCTTCAGGGCCTCGAGGGCGGGCTGGATGAATCCCACCATGCTGGAGACTGAAGAGAATAGCTCTCCCGCAGCTTTCACGCCTTCAGCCTCGAACCGTCCGGCTAGGAATACGAGCTCGTCAATGAGGTCGAACATGTCCAGGGAGAACGATCCGATCCGATCAAGCAACAGATTGGCGCTTTTGTAGTCTGCCAGAGCCGTCAGGGCATCTACGCCGGGACGGACGAACCCGACGACCTTAGCTGCTGCCTCTGCGAATTCGACAGCGGCTTTCACGGCCTCGGCCTCGAAGCGGCCCGCGAGGAAGATCAGCTCATCGATCAGATCGTACATGTCCAGACTGAAGTTGCCGATCCTCTCGAGGAGGTCTTCTGCCGTCTCATATTCGGCTAGAGCCTTCAGGGCATCGATGCCAGGCTCGACGAACCCGAGCATCGCCTGGGCGCTCTTCAGGATGTCGGCTGCGGCCTCCACCGCCTCCTGCTCAAGCCCGCTGGCGATCGTCTGGAGCTCAGTGATCACGATCTGGAGGTCGGCCCGGACGCGGGCGATCTTCTCCGGCAGCCCTTCGCCTTCCTTGTACTCGACCAGAGCCTTCAAGACGTCAATCCCGGCCGATCCAAACTCGAGGATGGTCTTCGCGTTAGTGAGGACTTGCACTGCAGCAGCCACGCCGAATCCAAGGCTCCCGGCCATGTCGGCCATCGCCGTGACGAACTGGCCGATCCTTTCAGCCATGGCCGTCGCCTTCTCGGTCAGGTCCTGGACGGGCGTCCACTCAGCCAGGGCGTTGAGTGCGTCCAGCGCGCCCTTGACGATGGAGAGGATGCCACCCACGCTCTGGGCCACCGAGTTGGCGTAGGCCAGAGCATCTTCACCGAAGTCCTTCCTCATCCGATAGAGCATCCAGTAGAAGCCCCGCCCTAGCTCACCGATCTGGGCCACGTAGGCCTGGATGTCCACGATCGGCTGCTTCTTCACGAAGTTGAGGTCGATCATCATCGACTGGATGATGTCGCTCATCCGCTTGATCGTATGCCTGGCTTCCTTGATCCGGTTGTACCCGAGCTCGGCCTCGAGGCCGGTGGCCATGTCAGCCATGACGACCACGAAGTGCTTCCAGGTCTCTAGCCACTGCATGAGCGCCGTGTCGGTGATGTCGCCTACGGCCAGCTCCCGGCCTACGATGATGAAGTTCTTCATCGCCTTGGTCAGCGAGTCGAATCCGTCGCCCATGTCCTCGAATATCTCTGCTTGGTCCTGGAGGTTCGCTCCGCGGAGGCTTGTCCCGAAGTCCTTGAGCCAGTTGACCATGGCGTCGAACGTGTTCATGATCGGAGCGAGCGCGTTGTCGACCGTGGGAGCGCCCTGCTCGAGCGGGCCCGCGATGCCGGCCACGATGTCCTCAGACACGGCCCAGAAGAGCTTGGAAGGAGACCCAATCCCGAGAAAATTCTTCACTGCTCCGACCGCGTCGCTCACGACGCCGACCGCCGCGTCCTTAACCTCCTGGACTTTTGAGAGCAGCCCGCCCAGGAGCCCGTTGATCAAGTCGACGCCTATCTGGGTCCACTCTGGGATGTACTCCAGGAAGAGATCACTCATGCCGACTAACAGGTCCGTGATCGACTGGAAGACCGCCTCGGTCATGCCTAGGATCCCGCCCACGAAGCCGTTCAGGAAGTCCGTGGCGATGTCCACCATCACGGTCGACGGAGAGCCGATGCCGAAGATCGACTTGATCACGTCGATGATGCCCTGGAACAGGTTCGTGACCGCCGTAATGAGCGTGGCGCCGATCGTGACGATCGTATCCTTCAGGCTGTTCCAGGCTCCAACTAGGTCGCCCTCGAGGAGGCTCTTGATGGTGGAGACGACCCCGGCGATCACATCCACCAGTCCCTGGAAGAGTGGGAGTGCCACGTTCAGGAATCCTTCAAGGGCCGTCTGAAGCACTGGCCAGATGGCTGTCCAGGCGAGCTGGATCACATCGAGAACATCGGAGACGATCGCGAGGATGTCCGGCATCACCTCGGCTACGACTGCCGACACAGCGACGAATGCCTCCCCAAGGACTGGAAGCACATCCGCGGCGATCTGCGAGATGATCTCGATAGCAGTACTGACGATGGGCACGATCGCCGCGACTACCTCCATGAAGACAGGGATCACATTTGCGGCGACCTCGGTCAGGGTCAGAATCACCGACTGTACCACCGGCACGACCTGTGCCAGGATGTCCTTGAAGCTCCCGACCGTCTCCTGCGGGTTCGAGAACATCTCCATGATCGCGGAGACGATGGTTGCCTTGGCCTCGTTGAACGTGTTCCAGAGCGTCGTCACTATGTCCAGCAACGGGCGGAACACGTCCTCTATGATTGGCTGGATGCCAGGGAATGCCGTTCCCAGCGTAGTGAGCACATCCTGCCCGAGCTGGAGGAGCCCGTCTACGATCCCGATGCGGATGGCGCCAATCGTTCCGACCACGTCGAAGGCTGCTGCGAATGCCTCGCTGAAAACGCCGCCGACTCCGCCGGTCTGGAAAGCCTCGACCAGACGCTGAGGCAGGCCCATGAACGTATCCGCCAGGAAGGGCAGCGCCTCGTCGAGGATCGACTGCCAAGCGGTCGGCAGCTCCAGGCCCAGTGGAGCGAAGAGTTGGCCCGCGATCCCAGAGAGCCCGCCAGCCTGAAAGGTCGAGGACAGATTAGAGAAGGCATCCTGAACTTTCGTGGCTATGTCGCCAATGGCCACGACCACGCTCTCGTCGACTAGGCCCGTAGCGAATAGGCCCGTCTGGAATGCGGCCACGATGCCCTGGCCGTCCTCGAGCGTACGTATGAACTGCTGGACCGCGTCTCCGATCATAGCAATCTGGTTGGCGGCCCCGGAGCTCAGACCAATGCCCTCGAGAGTGTCTTTCAGTGGCGTGAAGACGTCAGTTGCCGTTCCGACGTAGGTCAGGAAGTTCTCCACTACGTCGCTGAGATCGTCCCAGTTGTCGCGCACGAACTTGAGAGCGTTACCGATCGGAGCCAGCTTCTCCCTGATAGGGTCCAGCACCTGTCCGACCCTGTCGCTAAGCCCGATGATGGAGTCTACCCAGCTCCATATCCTATCGGCGACCGAGGCGACTACCTTGCCAACGGCCTTCAGTACGCTCCCTGCCTTAGCTGTCATGCCCTGGAACTGCCCGACCCGCTTCGAGAAGGAGTTGAGCATGTCTACGACCTTTGGCCCGATCTTGGTGGCAAGGCGGGCCAGAGGCGCGAGGAAGAGATTGCCCACGGACAGGGCCGCCGCCCCGAAAGCCAGCTTGACATTCTGAGTCTGGGCCTTGAGAACGCCAAGGCTCTGGGCCGCCGTCCCAAGGACGGGCGGCATGTCTTTGGTGTTCTGCGCAAGCTTCTGCATGGTCAGGTTCATGACCGCTGTCTGCTGTTCAGACTTGGTCAGCTCGCTGGCGCTCTTGCCAAGTTGCTTGGCGTAGGCCTCGTTTGCTTCCGTGAGGTTGACCTGGATGCCGAGGTTGTCCAGGATCATTGGGCTCAGGCGACCGACGCCCTTGACCATCGAATCGATCATGTAGTCCATGGTCGTGCCAGTGGCAGCTGAGACCTTGGCGAGATACTGCATGGCATCCGGGAGCTGATCGGCGAAGTCTTTGCTGACCAGCTGAGCGGCCGAGTTGTAGCTCTTCATCAGGTCAACGTCAGCCACCATGCCTAGCGAGCCCTCGCGCATCCGCTCCAGCGACCCGCCGATGCCGTCAAAGGCCGCAGCTACGCCCGGAAGCTCCTGGGCAGCCAGGGCCATGTCCTTGATGCCGACGACCAGCGTCTTGATGCCCTGGTAGGCCAGCATCCCGCCAGCGACCGAGGCGATACCACGAAGAGCCCCGCCCAACTTCGACCCGGTCTTCTGGGTCTGCTGGTCGAGGCTCTTCAGGTCCTTCTCGTATTCCTTTTGGCTCTTGTTGAAGGACTCCATGTCGAGGACTGCCTTCAACCCTATCGGAGCGAACGCCATGCCTAGCGCTCCTTCTTCGGCTTCGGCGGATGGTCGGCCTCGTAGCGCTCCATCTCCATCTCAGCCGCGTGAAACACGATCAGCTCAGCCTTCTCGTCGCCCGAGAGGCTATCCCACCTCCCTGGAGGCAGGAGCCCCGCCCACTTGGCCACCCTCATCTCGTGGTGCCTCTGGCTCACCAACCAGCCCCTGCTGCTCTCCTCCGACTCCACGGAGGCCTTCGGCGAAGGCGCCTGTTCCCCGGTCTGCATACTCCTCAAAGCCTTCGATAATTCGGTCAACCTGCGTCCCGAGGGCCCGTGCCATGCTGGATCGTATAGACGTACGAAAGGACTGCACCTTGTTCTCCGTCGCGAGGCGACCCAGGCTCAGGAACTGGATGTGGGTCGTCACCTCTGCCTGGTCGCTCGGGCTGAGAAGGTAGAACCAGACGTAGGAGAACCGCTGCTCGTCCGGGTCCTCTCCGACCTTGATCCCCATCGCCCGGAGCTGTCGCAGCCACTTGTCGTCATCAGGGAGCTCCGCCTCGACGCCGTAGGTGATGAAGAGCCGGAACTGGACCTCGGTCAGATGCTGCTCGAGCTCGGCCGAGTCCTTCTCGTACTGGCCCCAGATCGCGTGGTTGATCGCCGTCTGCTGCGGGTCGTCCGGGACCGTTAGCGTGTCGATGCCCTTGTCCGGGTCATATCGGTGGTCGGCCCATACCTCTGCCGTGCCGATCCTGCGCTCGAACTGGACCTTGAACTGTGGTGGGTCCACCATCCGGCCCGTCTCGCGCCACTCCTGCCGAATGGCCTCCTGGGCCATCTCGATCTGGACAGGGCGCACGGCCTTGAGCGTGAGCTCAACGCCGTCTTCCGTCGTATACTTTTCGGTTGTCGATGCCATGTTTGCCCTCTCTGAAGGTCGGGCCAGGTGAACTGGCGAGGGCAAACTGATACGACCAGTCCGCCCGGCCCGATGCTAGATCAGGAGGCCCGTATCGTCCCTCGGCCTCCGGGATCCGCCTAGTCGGCCAGAGAGTAGATCAGGCCCAAGGGGCCCGTATCTGGCCCGCCCACGCTATACGCCAGGTTCCAGTTGCACGCGACGATGGCATACATCCCATCGCCTGCAGCGTTGGCCTGTACAGTGGTTCTGAACTCCCAGTCGTAGCCGCCGTTGGCAGTCCAGCCCATAAACCCGTACGGGTTGCCGCCGATCGTGCACTCACCCGAGATGCGCGTGATGTCGTAGATCTCATCGATCGACGTTGCGGTGGCAGGCAGGCCCTGGTCAGGCAGGCGCCTCGTCCAGGTCGTGCCCGCGTCTTCGGTGAACCAGAGCTCGCCCTGGTCATCGCCGATGAAGAACCGGTTACGGTCGTGCATCGTCACGCACCAAGGGATGTCCGTGCCAGCGCCGCCGATCGTGGTCGTCACGGCCCAGTCGACCCCACCGTTGCGGGTGCTCATGAGGAAGTTTGTGGCCCCGGCTCCGCCGACCGCCACCCCTTCGCGCTCATTCATGAAGTAGATGTAGTTGATCGGATCAACCCCGGCATTGGCCGAGCCCTGCTCGGTCCAGGTCGCACCGGCATCAGCCGAGAACCACATATCACCACTGTCGAGCCCACACCAGATGTGATAGCGATCCAGGGCGAAGAGGCTTCCGCTATGCGGAGCGAATTCGCCGTTCGTCGCTCCAACGTTGACCGGCGTCCAGGTGGCCCCACTGTTATCTGAGTATGAGACCTCTGCCGGGTTGCCCGCGTCCGTGGTGCCTCTCGCGACCAGCCACCGTGTGACGGTCTGGCTCATCTGGAAGCAGACCACCGAGCTGATATCCTCTGAGACGAGGAACGGATCGGCTGCCGTCACGGCCCAGGTCGCCCCAGAGTTGGTGGATGCCAACACGTCGGCTGGCCCCACGCCGTCACTCTCGCATACCGCAACTAGCGTGTCGCACATGCCAGCGATGGGCCCGCAAACGCCATGGCAGGCGTCCACCCCACAGATCGCGATGTCTCGGATGGTCTCCGTCTCAGTCGTGCTCTTAGCATACTCCTCGAGCGCGAAGGCCTTCTCCACCGCGTCGGCATTCCAAGAGGTCGTCAACATCGTGTCGACGCCGGCATCCCTGCCCATCATGCCGCTCTCGGCCTCGGTCTCCAATAGCGCGTTCTCGATCACTTTCATTCGGTCCGCACCACTGAAAACGAGGCGAGGGGTGCACTCGTAGACGCCCACGTAGAAGGCCAGCGGGCAGTCCTTGCGGATGTAGGTCTCGATGTCGGAGGCGGTCAGTCCCTCCAGTTCCTCGATGTCGAACGTGATCTCGTCTGGCGTGCCCCGCCTCTTGCTCACCCGCTCGTACTTGCCCGTCTGGGCATTCCAGCAGTAGGTGGACTCGAGACCGCCTCGCGGGATCGAGATGCTTTCCAGGATGGCGCATGGGATCGCATTCGGAGCCCTGTTAGGCCCTTCGGCCACCCACAAGACAGCCATCTCCGAGGTTGTATATTCAGCCACGTTCTAGCTCCTCTGCGACCTGCGTCGCTGGATGATCTCTCGCATGATCAAGTTCGCTGCTCCGCGAAGGGCATTCAGCCCGTCCATGGAGTTCGCGAGATAGTCCTCGATCGTGAACAGTCCAGCACGCCGCAGAGCCCTCGCCCATATCTGGTCAAAGCCTTCGTCCTCCCAGCGGAAGTTCGGTTCGCCCGCCTTCAGGACCGACTCCTTGACCTTGCCCTCGTCGATGCTCTCGGCTGGTACCGTGCTCCTGTGTTGCTCTTCGTCACCTCCCTGCCATTGGACGATCGCGGCCTTGCCGACGGCCTTGACCACTGCGACAGCGATCGTGGCGCTGCGCGGCGACTTGGCTTTGGGCTCCGCCTCGGTCTCCTCTGGCTCCCTGGGCTGCTCGTTCTGCTCCGTAGCCTGGACCTCGTCCTCTGGCATATGAGCCTCCTATTCCTGGCCGTGTCCCGAGGCGCTTGCATACGCCCGGAACGCGTCCTGTACCGTCTTCATGAACTTGGGCGTCAAGCGCCTAGACAGTATCGGCGTCCACTCGCGAGCTTCGATGCCTGGGTGCTTCTTCACCCTCTTTGCGTAGCGCATGGCACCACCGCTGTATCCTCGGTTGGACCCGATGTAGCCCTTGCGCGTCTTCGGCCTGAACATGCTGGGGAAGGCCAGCACGCCACTGGGCCGTTTCGGGACGATGTCGCGCGGCTTGGTGCCCTGGTCAATCCAGATCCACCGCATGTCCGAGACCTCGGCAGTCACCGCGTAGAGCTTGGCCCTGCGCTCTAGCCGAACCTTGAACGTCGGCTTGTCCTCCCAGGTGGCTGTCGTCTTGCCGAGTTCCTTCTCCCATTCCTTGGCGATCACCTTCATCTGTTGCTCGAAGGCCCGTTGTGCTGCCCTGTCGTTGAACGGAGGAGGGATGATCGGCGTGATCTTGTTCTTCGGCATCAGACGGGCTCCGGCGCGAGCTGGAACGTGTGCATCTTGCTGAAGGTCGACTCCCAGTCTCGTTTGTCCACGAACCGAACCTCGCCTGGGATAAAGGAATACGCCCGCTGCGTGCACTGCCCGACCAGGTAGCCATCCTCTGAGCAGGACACGCTCACGAGGCCCTCCTCGCCGTAGGTCACGTCCTTCGCGCTCCTCGTGACGGACGCCGTCCGTCGTTGCGGCGAGGCGCCTCCTCAACCCACTACAGGCTCCTCAGGTAGGCATTGTCCGGGATCACGACCTCTGCCCACTGGTCAAGGTTGACCTCGGCCACCGCTCGGGCCGCCGTGTCCGATCCGGTCTCGCCCTGGCAGAGTTCGAGCTTGACCGTCCGGATCGCCTCGAGCTGGGCATCGACCCAGAGCGCCCAACGGGCTTTAGCCGCCTCGTCCAGCTTGGGAGACGCGCATGGGCAGTTGTGCCAGAGCACCGCGTCGACGATGTTAATCTTCGCAGCAAAGCCGGTGCCCCACTCGCTGAGGGTGCACTCGCATCCGCCCGAGGCGCCGCGCGCCGCGTGCACGTCGTTGGCCGCCAGCGCCAGGGCGTGATCGATCTGGACCCGCTGCTCAGCGCTCATGTTCGCTAGCCAGTACTCGTCTCCGTTGCTCCAAGTGATGGAGGTCGTCAGGATCGTCGCCGCTACCCCGGTGATCAGGCCATAGGTATCCGTTGTGGCATTGTAGATCGGCGAGCCAGCTTCCAGCGCATGGTAGAGTGCGAAGTTGGCCGTCGTGTCCGTCAGGAAGGCGTTGCCTGCTCCGCCTGAGTCGTCATGGCCCACTATGCTCACGATGTCGCATAGCCAGGTCATGGCGTACTCGAGGGCGGTAGCATAAGCGCCAGAGCAGGTCACTTCTTCTGCCTCAGTTGCTTGACCTTCGAGTCCTTGTCCGCCTTGGCATTCTTCAGCTCGCTCGCCTTGGCCTTCTTGATCTTGCGCGGTGTGTCGATTCCTGCCTTGACCAGCTCCTCGGCGACCTCCGGATCGACGCCGAGGATAGAGAGCTTCGCTACCCTTTGATCCATTCTGCTTCTCCTAACCTGGATAGCCGTGTGCGCCCCAGAAGAAGTCCACATTGCTCCCGTTCGTCGCGTTCCAGACCTGTGCCCAGAGCTTCCAGCCCACATCGACTCGGTGCATGATGAGGCTAAGTGGCACGCCACTAGAGAAGGGCCCGGTCGAGGTGATGAACATTGCCTCACTCCACTGCCCCGCCGTGATGGCATCGCCGCTGGTTCCAGAGCCGTAGATCAGCCTGATCCTGTACGGCGTCGCGTGATCCGTGTCGGTGACTAGGATCAGGTGCGCGTCGAACTTGACGTCCGAGGCGCCAACCGGGTTGTCGCTTGTCCCGCAGATCGGGATGGCCGTTCCCCAGGTGTCGTTCCCACTGACGGCTACGAACGGCACCGAGACCGTAGCGGCGATCGCGTTCGTCTCGTCCGCAGCTCCGTTGGATCCCCAGAAGCGGCCCGAGTTGTGCAGGTGCGTCTCGATTTCGTGGACGCGATAGGCCAGGCTGTCTTCGGTGCCAGCCAGCCCGTCCGTGGCCGCGTCATCGATCTTCTCTGAGTCGCCCTGCAACGTCAGGATGCGGTCGGCGAGGGAGTTCGCGATTTCGTCTCCCTCGCCGATGCTAGCGCCCTCGAGAAGCCAGGCCTCAGTAGCCATGCTGCCTCACGTCGGGTTGGTCGTGTTAGGACCGTTGAGGCACCCATTGCCAATCCAGGCATCGGATGCGTTGGCAGTGTTGAGATCGTCCCAGTCCCCATTGGCCGGCACAGGGAGCAAGCAGCTGAACCAGTTCCCAGCCACGATATTGGAGTTGCCTCCGGTCGTGTCCAGACCCTCGTCTGTAGCCACTCCCGCGCCTTGGGCGTTCCCGTTGTAGATCAGGTTGCCCCAGATCTGGCTGTCCTCGAGGCCCTGACAGGCCATGGCGACGGCGCAGTTCTGGAAGGCGTTGTCGTGCAGGCTGATGTAGGCCGCTGACGATCCTGCTGGGTCGAGATAGAACCCGGCGACTGAGCATTCCTTGAACAGGTTGTAAGCGATCTCGCAGTTCCAGGAATACTCGAGCTGGATCGCCGTCGCTACCGTGTCGTCGAACGTGCAGTGCCGAACCGTCAGGTTCTCGCCGAACAAAGTCGTGCCGTCCCATTCGGCATAGATGCCATCGCAGCCGCTTGATGCTCCCTCGGTGAAGAAGAAGCCCTCGATCGTGCAGTCGATAGCGCTCACCGTGATGCAGGTCCCACCGTTTCGGGTCGGGTTCCAGTAGACGCCCTGCCCACTCGGGCTGACCCCGATGATGGAGACGCCAGGGACTGTGATCTCGACCTCTTCGACGATGGCCGTCGTGTAGCCATCCGCGCTGTTGCCGTACTGCCAAGAGTTGTTCGCCATCACATAGATGACGTCGCCTCGATAGGCCTGGCACTTGGTCAGGGCAGTGGCCACGCTCTGCAAGGGCGCCAGCGGGTCCGTGCCATCACGGTTGTCGCTGACGCCCGTGTAGTTCGGATCCACGTAGAAGACCGTCCCGGTCGGGTGCATCCGGAGGCCAGTCTCGTTGGCTGTTCCCAGGATTCCGAACTGTCCTGGGAACAGCGTATTGAGCCGCGTCAGAGGGAAGACGCCGGGAAACCGTACGTCAGTGCTCGGCATGATCCCTCCTAGTCGGTGCCGGCTGCTTCGACCGCGCCCACTCCAGCATCCTGCACATGGTTGGCGATCACCATGGTCGCGTCCGCATGGCTGATCGCATCTGTCGCTGTGATCCAGTTGTCCACCACGAGCGTATTCCCGACAGCATCGTTGATGCCGGTCACGGGCTTGGCGATGTAGTTATGCGCGATGAGCGTGTTGCCCACCAGCGCTGCGCCGCTCAGATCGATGCCCGTGGTTACCGCGTGGATCTTGCAGCCGATGATCTGGCAGTCGAAGAAGTTGCCCGTGCTACGGATCCCGATCGTGATCGGGTTGTTGGTGTTCGTGATGTTGCAACCAAGGATCTGGCTGCCCCCCGCCCCCGTCGTATCGATCCCGACGGTGGCCAGCCCTGGGTTCCCATCTACAATCATGCAGGCCTCGATGATCGTCGAGTTCATCACTCCGAAGTCGATCACCGGGTGCGCCGTGTTGCAGGTGAACCGGATGTTGAACAGGTGGAGGCCGAGACCGGTCCCGGCCAAGCAGGAGCCACTGGTCGGCTCCACGTTCACGCAGACGTCTCCGCCTGTCGCAAGCCCGAGCCCGATGATGCGGCAGTAGTAGGCTGGCGTCAGGTTCTCGTCATAGACGCCTGGCGCAACGATGATCGTGTTCATCCCATAGTAGGGAGGAGTCTCTGCCCAGTCGATCGTCGCGTTGCTGGCCGTGATAGCCGCCTGGATGGTCTCGAACGGTTCGTCGGGATCGGTCCCGTCATTGCTGTCGTTCGCGACCGCAGAGGATCCATCCACGTAGTAGACGAGGCCCTGCGGCTCCATGCGGATGCCCAGCGGATTGTCCGAGCCTGGTATCCCGAGCTGTCCGGGATACCAGGGCTTGAGTCGCTCAAGAGGCATGCTCGCCCCGAAGCTTCCGAACGGCATAGCTACCTCCTACCGTAGATGGTCCACCCATCGATGATCGGCTCGTCCACAGCGTAGTTCCGCCTGTTGATCGGCTTCTTCCGCTCCGGGCAAGCGATCACCGGTTCGGCCTTGAGGAGGCGCTCCCGCGCTGCTCTCTCGTCCGGGTCCATCGTGGACGCGGTCACCTCGTCGGGCAAGCCGACGAGGGCCGCGTGCTCTGGAGACCCAAAGTCGATGTGCGCGTGCGGAATGCGCTTGCTCTCAGGCCACTTGGGTGCATAGTCCTTCTTGTTCGCCATTGCGTTCTCCTATGAGACTCGTTCGGCCAGCCATTGCATCATGACCGGCGTTCGGTAGTCCTCGATTTGGTCGCGCTTGGAGGCATTGCAGCTTCTGCAAAGAGGCTGCACGTTGATCACATTGCTCGATCCGCCCAGCGCGACCGGGATCACATGATCGAGCTCGACCCCTTCCCTTCCACATTTCAGACAACGCCCGGCGCTAAGGGCACAGAGCTTCTGCCAGTCCGTAATAGACAGACTCCCGCCGTTGGAACGCTTGGTCGCGTTCCGTGTTCGGAAGTAGTCTCTCACATACTGACGGAAGTCTTCATCCTCAGCATAGCGCTGCCTCACGTAGTTGGCGTGCCTAGCATTGGCCGCCGCTCGGCCTTCCTCAGTCGCAGTCATCTCTGCCCACTGCCGTTGTGCTTTTGCCCGACCGTAGTCAGGCTTTGAAGCATAGGTGTCGCGATCGCGCTGCCGGCGACGAGCCATGAAAGCTTCATCCTCGGAGGCTCTTGCATACCATGCTGCGCTCCGGTCTGCTTGGGCCTTGATGAACTTCGGGTCTTCGCACTGCTGCCGATAGCGGCGGGCCCTTCGTTCCTTGCCTTCTGTATCTGCCTCATGCCTAGCTCGTTCTCGGGCATTGCGACAGACTTTGCAGTAGACCGTCAGGCCGTCGGAGGTATTCTTGTTCTTCGCGAACTCCTCCCGAGCCTTGCGCTCTTGGCATTCCGGGCAGAACTTCAGGCCGTCGCTATCTATGTGCATATTATCCTACGGGGTGGTTCCCGAGCTATAATAAACACCATTAGCATCTGTTATCCCGACCAGGCCGGTCAGGTCGTCGATGCGCTGGCCGACGGTCGTCTCGACCAGGAGCTCGATGTCTCCGGTCAGGAACGAACCTGCTCGCCAGTCCGCCGCGCCCATCGCCCCCGTCATGCTGAGCGGCGTCTTGTCGGGCGCCTTGGCGTAGACGTAAAAGTCGTTCGCCAGGCTCTGGAGCTTGACCACTGTCACCGCCGGAATCGACATCGGGTCAGCGAACAGGTACCAGGGAACGTTCGGAGCCGCGGTCGCGATGTAAGGGTCCTCCTTGACTTGGAGGGCTCCCCGCAGCACGTTGACCGCGTTGGTCGCCAGCTCGGCGATCCGCTCGCTCTGGAGGATCTGGTCCGCCGTCAGCCTGAGGATCGGCGGGATCACCAGGTAGACTGGGCTCGCCACGATCGGGTTGCCTCTGCCGTCGACCCGCTGTACGAACGCGTTCCAGGCGATGGCCAGGTTCGCGGTCGTCAGGCGGCCCGTGCCTGCATAGTTCGCGCCCAAAGCGACCAGGGCTGCCTGGCTCAGCGCGTTGTCATAGAGCGCCGAGACGTAGAAGTCCAGGAAGCGCTTGGCCGCATCCACCATCTTGTCGATGATGTTGTTGAAGGCCCCGAGATCGTCATTGACGAGGATCCGCCTGCTGAAGTCGATCTGCTTGGCGTAGTCATCGACTTGCAACTGGCGAACCGTGTCCTCGTACACGTAGCCCGCGTACGCCTCTTCCTTCTCGACCCGCCTCTCGAGGCGGTCGAACTCGGAGAACTGATAGCGTTCGGCTACCGTGTAGTCGGGAACCTGATCCTGGTAGGTGTAGTCGCGCCAGTCGCTCATGCGGCTGGTATAGCGAGCGTAGACCGCCCGGTTCAGGACCCTCGCGAAGTAGTTCGGGAAGTGGCCGACGGTCAGGGCCTCTTGGAGCCTGGCGTCCGCCGGTTCCCAGGACCCGGAGCTGCTGACCACGTCGTCATAGTACTCGTAGACCTGCTCGAGCTCGTCCACTCGAGAGGCCTTCTGGCTCTCTTCGAGCCGACCATCGGAACGCACGTCAGCCTGGGCGGCCTCGAGCACCATGGCCAGGAGCCGTCGCATCCGATGCCTGCGTGGCGTGTAAACTGTGATAGCCATTCCTACGCCTCCGGTCCGCCCTGAAGCACCGCGCACTCCTGCGTTGAGCCCGCGAGTGCTGTGCCCTTGGGGAAGTCCGATGAATCCTCGTCCTGGTTCATGACCACCCACCCGAAAAGTGCGTTCCGCGTAGCGCCGTCGCTCTGGGTCGGTGCGGTGGAGAGCTTGACGCCATTGAGGGCGTCCTGCTCCGCGTCATAGTAGACAGGGTCGCCGATGTTGATGGCTCCCCAGGTTGCCTCGGCCACTGGGCCCGAGGTGTACGTGAGCACGTTCCGCACGTTGTGGAAGTATACGGCTCCCCAGGCCACGTTCAGGATGGCCTCAGCCGTGCCGCCCGCAGCCACCGCCGTGCCGGCGTTCACCACCGTCCCGGTCAGCTGTCGGCCAGCCGTTAGGCCAGTCACCTGTGCTGGCTCGGCGAGGGTCGGCGTGGTGTCCGTCAGCCGAGCCCACGGGATGGCAACGTGCCGCTCCCTTCCGCTCTCGCTCGAGACTTCATACTCGTATGCGCTTGGCATTCTCTTTACCTCCCGAGATGCGCGGCGATGATCTTGTCGAGCTCATCGGCCGCGGCCTCAGCGATCTCGCTCTGCTCTGGCTGCTCCTCCCGTCTGGGAGCCCTGCCAGAGTTGCCGAAGACCCTCGGCTCCCGTCTGGGAGCGGCCTCGGCCAGTTCCGCGATGTAGGCCTTCTCGCCAGCGATGGCTGCCTCGAGCTGCGTCTGCGACTCAAAGGGCGCCCGCTCGGCGATCCTGGCCTGTGCCACCTGAGGCAGTCCGGACTCCAGCAGGACCTTAAGGGTCTCGCCAAGCCCCATGGCCTCCGGCGCCTGTTCGGTCTCATTCAGGGTGGTCTCGACCACCTCCTCGACCTCCTCAACGATCGTCTCGTCCTTGTCGGTCATGGCGTTTCCTCCCGCGCCTGTCTTTGACTCCATGAGGGCCAGCGCTCGCCCTCCCGCGCCAGCCTGCGTCACCCAGTCAACAGACTCGGCAGCCACGATCTGCTCGACCTTGTTGACCTTGCGACCGTTCCAGTCTGCGCCTCTCTTGACCTTGCCCGTTGCCTTGATCGAATCGTGCAGGGTATTCAGGGCACCCAGCGCGTGTCGATTCCTGACCATCTTCGCGAAGGCCGGGTCCCAGATGCGGGCCTCAGCGATCACGCCTCCCGTATCGGTGAAGCCCACCGGGCTCTTGGCGATGTCCCCGACCTCTGTCCTGACCGACTTCTCGGTCTCCTTGTGGTCAGTCACGTACATCTTGGCGCCCTCGAACACGTGGGCGTCCCGGCGGAGCATCTCGGCCTCATAGAGGTGGTTGTCCCGCTCGTTGCCCAGGCCGGGCTCGATAACTACGATCCGCATGCGGAGCGGGCCCTCCGGGTCGCGCTCGGCTGCTCCGTCTTCCTGCTCCAGCAGGCGGACCACGCTCCCGGTCTCAGCAGAGATCGCTGACTCTGCCAGCTCGGAGACGGGCTCCTCGACCGGATGGAACAAAGCGCGTAGGACCTCGCCCATCTTGTCAAGCGCGTCGTCGATCCGGACATCCACCTCGGTCGGCTCTGGCATGTCCTCACCAGAGTAGAGCGCCTGAAGTTTCCGCATGGCCTCCTCTTTCCCAGGGCCCTCGTAGCGGTTCCCGCGGTATCCCACGGTCAGCGCGGCCCATGCCGCGCCCATCAGCCGATGGTCCGGGTTGCCGTCCGCATCGCGGACCTGCAGGTGCCAGGTCGCCGGACTCTCTGGGTCCTCTACGACTAGGAAGGCGGACGGAGGATACTCAACACCATCGATCAACTTGGTAGCCTGCTCTTGGGCATTCGTGGTCATATCTCCCTCCGCCTCCAAGCCGAGATCGTCCCAGGTCGCCCTGAGCGCGGTCACCACGTCAACTATCTCGTCCCGCAGGCGGGACGGCACATCGCGGAGATCGAGCACCGCCTGGAGCTGGCGCAGGAGGCCGCGGGCCGTCGCCTTGAGCGTCACTGCCTCGGATGCCAGAGCACAGACCTCGAAGAGGGTCCGTTTGCTCCCGTCTGCCAGTGTCAACCGTGCGACGTCGCCCATCTCCATCGTCCCCTCCTGGGCTCGAGCCACCACTCCGTTCGCCATCATGATCGCCTGGGCGTCGCAGGTCTCGGTCGTCCCGCCGTCGTCCAGGCAGCTCTGGAGTGCGCTGTTCGCGACGGCTACCCACTGGGCTCGATATTGATCCGGCAAGTCCGGATTGAAGCGCTCGACGTCGCGCAGAGTCCAGGGCATTAAATAGCCGCCATTGCCGCAGCTAGTATTGCTACTTGCGGCGCTGTGAGCACGCAGTCATAAATTGCTGCCGCTGATACATCCCCATCACTAGGATAACTTATCCCGGCGCTGGTTTGATTATTGGCGCCAATATAGATTGACCCAGGTGCCCATGCAGTAACCGAAGCACAGTTCTGGTTGAAGACCCCATTGCGATATGCCGGGTTACCTGCTATGATCGCATTGCCCGTCAGGAAATCCACAACGCCAGCGCCAGCTATACCGTAGCGAAACGATCTTGGGTTTCCTGTAGTAGTCGGAGAGATATACATCCCGCGCCCTGCGGCATCAAAAGCGCCCATAATGATCTTAATTGGAGGTTGCGCCGTGACATTAGCGTATTGGATAGCCATGCTCCATGTGGTGTCTAGTACTGGTGTCACTCCCGTGTCCAGATATTGGTTGATCCCATTAAATGTCCATCCGGTCCCGGCTGCCCAGCCAGGAGCCACGCCCAGACTGCAATTATTACCATTGCCAGACAAGTCGGTATAGCTATCAGCCAACGAGACTGCGCCCTTAGGCTGATAGGCCGCGACACAACAGCTGATGGCTCCGAAATTGTCCCACCACCCGTTTGCTGCGCCAGCAGCTTGCGGGCCAGTGCCGCGAAGGGCGCTGACCATTCCGACGCCATGTAGCCCTTCGCGCCTTGGACTCATGTCACCTCCACCTGAATTGCAAACGAAAGAATGCCCACATCAGCCCCGTCGAAGCCCGCTGTCCTCACAGAATAGGGCCCAGCGCTGAGCCCACCGATCGTCTGCCAGGCGCCGTTCGGGACGTTCCCGATCAAGTCCTCGCCATCATAGACGTTGTAACTTGCTGCGCCCGGTACCGCCACGATCTTGACCTGGACCTGCCCGGCTGCCCCCGGCCGGGCCCATGCCCAGGTGGGAGGAGGAAGGCGTCCTGCCAGGATCGCGTTCACCCTCGCGATCAGATCAGCCGGTGTCGCTGCGAGGTCCCCGCAGATCGGGTGATGGAGCCCGTCCTCGTCTTGCATCCAGGCGTCGAGGATCAGGTTGGCATCCCAGGCGGAGAAGCCGCCAATGGCCGCAATCGCCTTGTGCATCTCCTGAACCGCGCCTAGGAAGGCCCCGGCCTGGACCTCGAGCTTGTCGTCAGCGGCCGGGAACGATGCGATGGTCGGGACGAACTGCGAGCCTGATCCGGTGGCAATCACATCGCCGAGCGTCGCGTGGTAGACCTCCCAGCGCTTGGTCATCTGAAGCGAGCCTTGGCTCATCACAAATCCCGTGTCGCCCGAGCGGAGCTTGAGGTCTGCTGAGGGAATGGCCATGCTAGACTCCTCTCGTGGCGATCCCCATCTGGATCACCATGTCGTCGGCTGCGGCATCGACCGCGTTATTGTCGTAGATGCGGATCTTGTCGCCCGCCTCGAGGACGGTCGTGGGCGGGAAGGGCGTCATCAGCCAGTCGGTGTCCCGGAGGGCGGTCAGGTCCGCGAGGGAGGAGGCGATCATGTAGTTGTAGGTAAGCGAGGCGGCCTGGGTTGTCCCGACCCGGACCTCGCCGATCACATCGCTTCCGGAGTCTTGGAGCTGGACGACCAGTTGGCGGGCTCCTGCCGTGCCAGTGGACGTGAACTCGACCCAGATCCACAGAATCTGCCACTCGGTGTCGGCTGGAACTGTGAAGGTCTTGTCGGAATCGTTAGCCGTCTCATCGCTCTGGAGATCGGAGCGCCATGTGTCAGAGATGGGCATCGGGTTCGTGGCCGAGACCTCCACGCCGCCGATGAGGACCGCGATCGCGTTCTGGATCTGCCTTGCAAGCGATAGCATGCGGCCCTCCTACTGTGCCATGATCTCGATCTGAAGCGTCCCGGGCGTTCCGACTACGCCGGTCTCCCGGCACCTGATCCGGATGCGTTCGACGGCGCCGCCCAGATGGATCGGACCGAACACGTTCATCTCGGCGGCCGCTCCAGTCGAGCCGTAGTTCACATATTCTTCCTGCATCTGGCTCTGGGTATCGACCCCGGCCACGACGGCGCCCACCGCATAGGCCGTCACGTCACCCCATTCCTGAGCACCTGCGGGCACGTCTGCCGTGATGGCGTAAGGCGAGACCTCGAGCTGCCAGTCGTAGGCGCCACCGGCCGCACCCCGCGTATACGTCAGGAAGATCGTCAGCCAGCTTGCCTCGCTCACGAACAGCTCGGTCGGGCTTGTCTCCCAGGCTCCTGCCGCTGGAAGGGCCGCGCTCGCCCTGGCCTGCCCTCTTGCGCTGAGGCCGATCGCCAAGGTGGCTGAGTCGACTACGCTGACCATGTGCACCTCCGAGAAAGACGAAAAGGCGGCCCTCGCTATGAGGTACCGCCTTTGTTGGCTTTGCTATCTGGTTGTGCCGGGCCTCCGGGCGATGAAACCGGAGGCCCATGAAAGGAGGACCGAGATGATAATCACTCGGTCAAGTGCATTATATCACGGCCCAGGCTCCGAGTCAAGGCCTTTCGCTCTCTGCCCATTGCCGATCTCCACCCGTGCATCGGCCAGCCTCTCCGGGTCGAATGGCGTCTCAACGTAGTCGATGCCCAGCTTGGGATCGCTCCAGCCGTAGAGCTCACCCTCGACGAAGATCAGCTTGATGCTCATCTCGGAATAGGCGTGGCCCTTGCATCCGCGATAGGCCGCGCTCTGGAGGCGGAGCGCCAGCTTGTCCCAGGCGGTCACGGTCCCGGAGGCCTTCCTCGCGTGACGGGCGACGACGTCGCCCGGAGCGAGCACTGTCAATTGAAGCCGCCGCACTCGAGGCTTGGCATCTGCGGACGGATTCCGTACTTCAGCCAGGTCGACGCCCTGTAGACTCTCCCGGCATAGTTGGAGCAGCTCGTGCAGTGTTCCGTCGGCCCGAGCACCCACTCCATCGGGCGGTCGCCCGCTGCGAGCTGCCGGGCCATGTTCTGGACGCGGTGGTAGCTGTTCCACCAGACCCGCATCCGGGCCTCGACCTTCTTCCACCGATCAAGGGCAAAGGCCTGGCGGGTCCATTCGGTCCAGGATGTTTGCCGCCCGTCCTGGATGTGGCTGATCTCGTAGGAAGCCCGGTTGGCGTCCACCCATTCCACGTAGCCGCGCACCTGGTTCTGGTCGTCCATGATCTGCGCGTTCAGGGCCAGGAGCTCCTCGGCAGTCATGTCGTCCAAGGTTAGGCCGAACTCTTTGATCCCGTCCGCCCATGCCCTACGCCAGGAGGTCGCAACCTGTGCCTCCATCACGGGCCATTGGGTGACGCGGCTCCAGCCTGACCAGTCCAGGTAGACGTTATTCGTGACCTCCCGGACCTTTGCCGTCCACTCCTGGTAGCCCGCTGTCCCTACCCGGTTGACGACCTCCTCCAGGCTCGTCGTGGTCCAGCCGTCTAGCCAGGTCGGAACGAACAGGTCAGTCGGTGATAGGATGCCCATCGGTTCCTCCGAGAATCGCGAGCGCCTGAGCCGCCAGGATCTCCCGCTGCCCATCCTCCAGCTGCTCCTCTCCGAGTGCCCTGAGCGTTGCCTCGATCACACCCCAGTCGAGCCGCGTGAGCTTTCGCTCCTCTGGCGCCGTCTCCTCGGGCGGATAGAGCTTGTCCAGGACCTCTTGGATCTCCGGGACGTTCAGCGCCTGGAGGGCCAGTCTGCTCAGCGTCTGGGAGTCACGAGCGTACGGCGCAAGTAGGTTCAGCGCCTGGGCGAACGACGCGACGTCCTTCTCGACCACAGCGTTCGTCGAGACGTCCACGTCCACGTCGAAGGCATCGACGGTCTCGCGGCGCTCGTTCTCGTAGACGTAGCCGCCGTACTCCTGCGCGGCCCAGAGCACGAGGTGCACGAGGTCCTGCCAGACGTCGGCCCACCATGTCTGATAGCGGAGGAACTGCCGCATGGTCGGCACCTCCATCGCCGTCGCGGTGGCCAGGCGGAACGCCTCTCCCCGTCCCAGCCAGTGCGGATAGAGCCCGCCCGCGAGCCCGGCTTGGCCGATCAAGATGTCCATGATCTCCTTGCCCTCGGAGGCCGCCCGGTTCAGTGGGACCTCGTTGAGCTTCTCTTGCTGGTTGGTGATGTAGGCCGCGCCAGCTGCCGGTGGCGGGTTTGTCTCAGTCGAGGCGGTCGTGTCTGCCCAGGAGGAGCGTAGGAAGTCGCGGAGCTGGGTCACGGCCCGGGACCCGCCCGCCACCTCGTGCTGCCGGACGTACTGCGCGTTGGCCTCGGTGACGCTCATCAGGTCGAGCGTCGTCTTGCGGTATGCCCTAATCCAGAACGCCGCCGGATAGAGCATTGGCCAGCCGCGCCCGTTGTTGTCCTCGTTCCTGGCGGCGTGCAGCACCATGACGTCGGTCTCCGGGTCCTGCATGTCCGCCCGCTCATCATCGGGAGGCATCCAGTCTGCATCCGAGTCGTCGCCGTCCAGCAGGTCAGGGACCTCCGAGTGCGTCTCGTCGTAGAGCCAGTCCCGGTAGTAAAGGGCCTGCGTCTGGAACGTCTCGTCGTTGGTCCACTCACGCTTATAGAAGAGCGGCACCGACTCGTCATCCGGGTCGCGCACGATCTCGCTCCACTCCTCGGTCGGGCGCCTGCGCAGCGTGACCATGCCCGTCCGCTTGTCCACGTACGCGATGAGGAAGAGCTCGCCGTCTGTCAGCGTGGCATCGCTCAGCACGTGGATGTTCCGGGCGTTCAGCACCGGCCGATTGCGCCGTGCTCCCCAGAACTCCTCCCAGACCCCTTGGGCCTCCTTGCCCCTGGGCCCGACCTCCACGTCAAGCCCGAACCCGAAGTCGGTCCAGATGCCGACCATGCGAGCTCCCAGTGGTGTCCGCCGGTAGAGGCGCCTAGACTCTCCCACAGCCTGGAGGCGCTCGTCCTCGGTCGGATCGCCCTGGCCTGTGAGTAGGATGTCCCGCCGATGGTGGAGGCTGGTCGGATTCATGTCGATTGCTTCCTGGACGTCCAGGTCCTCCAGTAACCAGGACCGCTTGTCGATCACGTCATCCAGGAAGCTCAGGTTGTGGGCCATGCGCTCGTACATCGGCCGCATGAGCCGTCTCGCAGCGCGCTCTCTCAAACTAGGCATCGTGCTCCTGTCCGTTCGCCCTCTCTACAATGTGCCGCTCGTCCTCGGATGGGATGAACTCAAGGCATTCATACCCGTCCCTGGGAAGCCGATTCCACGCTGCGTTCACTCTCTCGATGGCTTCTGCCAAGGCCTCCAGCGCTGCAGACATGTCCTTGATCTGCGCCATTATCTGATCGTATGCCGGGCTCCACGAGAAGTCGAACTTAGGCATCGTG